CAACAGCACATTCAGAAACAAGAGGAAATAATGAAAGGATGCGCGCCAATGGCAAAAAATACATACGCACTAACATTTGAAATGCCCAATCAGCGGCTTGGAAAACACGAACTTTGTCTTTATTAAGTTTTGTTGGTTCGTCCTTCACACAAGCTTTGAATATGGCATAACAACGTTCGCCATTACGCAACTTTTCCCTCATCTTTTCAAATTCCTCCATAATACGCTTGTCACATTCAGCAGGACAAGCATGGTCAGGGTAATCTTCTGGATCCAACAAATAGATCCATTCACTCTTAGGTCCAGTAAGAGGAAATCCTTTAGAAGTACTGCGCTTCATTGCATCAATGAATCGGACACCATCCTTTCCACATAATGTCTCCATATCAGTCAATGGTTTCAATTCTGAATGAACCATTTCCTTGAATGTGTCCGATGACAAGACTTCAGTCAATCCACCACAGTAATCCACAACTGCACGATCAATAAGAGTGGGTTCAACACCAATACCAGGATTGGCAGAATGTTCCAATGAGGCTTGCCACATTTTCCAACGGTGAAATTGAGGTGGTCCATGTTTATTGGGAACACCAGTTTCCTCCTCAACTAAATCCGAAATTGGAGTCTTGACGACTTCACTTTTGGTATGTGTCACACGGTTAGGATTTTGACCCAAATATTCCACATTGCTTCCGATCGGAAGGTAATTTAGTGGTGAATTTGGATGAACCTCTTGTGTCGTCACAACTTGTTGCTCATATCGCGAAGTGGGAAAAGTTCCATTAACATGTGATGGCATAGTACCCAACCACTCGTTGCACTTCTTCATAGCACTCTTTAATTCACCAAGCGTCAAAGTCAAAGCTTTGGCACTGGGTGTGTTTGGAATACCACGAAGATGAATACCAACAATGGAACTCTTGGCAAAGGCTGACACTAACAAAGCACCACACATACCTGTGAAAGTATTGTATGGAGCGTGATAGTGATATCCTGCACCACCTGCCTCTGAGTTCCGAATCCAGTTAGCACGCACGACATCATCAGCCAAACTTCCGTCTGGATGACGATAAAGCAAATGTGCACTACCAGAAACATTGGTAGACTCTGGGAATAGGTGAGTAATATCAGCCATAGGTCCCCCGGAAGGAATACTCACAATACATAAATCCTTTCCGGGAATCGGAGCCATAGCAGCAACACTTAGTATCCTTTAAATGTAGAATTCAACTCAGATGGATTCCCTTTCGTCACCAACACTTTCATATCCTTACGGTTCTTAAAAATGTGCATAGGTAACAAATA